GCCATCACCACCGCCATCACCACCGCCATCACCACCGCCATCACCACCGCCATCACCACCGCCATCACCGCCATCACCACCGCCACCATCACCACGACTTCCATCACCACCAACATCGCCCGCAGGAGTGCCGCATTGATATTCACCAAGATCAGAATAAGGAGTTCCGCAATGCGAAGGAACATCTTCACAAGCTTCTGTAACAGTATTGTAATGTGATGGAAGACCATTAGTAGTAGGACAATTTTCTTCGTCCTTGTCTTTATCAGAACCACCGCCATCACCGCCACCACAAACCCTAGAAAAACCAATGTAAGCAGGATCGCCATTGCTATCAGTTCCGCATTCTTGAAGACAAGGATTGCCAGCGTTAGTGCCATCACCGTCAGATGGATAACAACCTTGAGGGTCTGGAAGTTCATCCTCAGGAACTGCACAGTCTGGAATCTGAACAGATATTCTTCTACACGTCCCCAAAATATCCCCTTCCCAACGGTTTAACGCTTCCCACGAAACAATATCAATGAGCGATTCTGTTCTTTCGGAAGCTATACAACTAGCAGCATCAGTTTTCGGTAATGCATATTCGGAACCATTTCTATAACCAAGAGGGCAGTCACTAGAAAAAGAAAATTGAGAAAAAGAAAGTAACGATAAAAAAATAAAAATATATTTCATAAGTTCCTTTGTACAAAAAATATACTAAAATCGCGTTCTCTTTTAACTGATACTAGCGGTAGGGTTTGAAAATAAACCTCTGAAAACTGCTTATATTCTTATATTAAAGCTAAGAGGGTATAAAATATTTATTTTATTAATTTTTATGAAGAACCTTAAAAACTAAAAAACCCGCTGAAATTCCAGCGACAAAAAAAGTCCAATAATATAAATCTAACATGCAAAAAAAAGGGAGCTTTTAAACTCCCTATCTCCTTAAATAAAATTTAAGATTAACGAATCATTGAAAGAATCATAGAGATTCCTTTCTTCGCTACCATTGGCAAAATCAATGCTGCACCAATCGCAGCTAAACCGATGATGATAGTTGCGAAATCTACAGAACCAGTTAATGCAGTTACTTGTGCTTCAGTCATTTTTCTATTCCCTTTTAGGTTAATTATTTAACCATACTTAATAAATGTGAAATACCAACAGCAGTAATCCACGGAGCAAAACACAAAAAGAAACCACCAGAAAACAACATTGTTGCAATCGTTGGATCAATTTGTGAGGCATCGAAAGGAATACTAGCGAGTTGAGAAAGCCAAGTTCCAGAACACGTTAGTACACCTTCAGAATTTTCGACTATTTCACCATCACATACAGCGAAATATTTAGTCATTATTTAATACATTCAGCAGGAAATGGAACGATATGATCTGCTAAATTAAACGGAGATAATTCAGGCTTATCATATTTAGCTCGACCAATAGCGGAAGGTTTCATGAAATACTTACCGACAGGGAAAGCCTTTTCTTTACTTTCAATTTGAACTCTCATTCGCTCAGGAAATACGCCAACATGTACAAACATGTCTTGTGAGTATGAAGTACGTTCGCCAAAAGTTTGCTCATGAACTTCATTGTGATCCGCAAGAACTTCAAAAACTGTGATCATATTTATCGTAAGATTTTTCATTATATAAGCCTTAGGTTTGTTACTGGAGGTTTGTTATTGATAAATGATCCTGTAAATACATCCATACCAGCAGCAATGCGAAGCTCAGGGACAACATAATTATCAGGAGCTTGATTGCCAAAGTTTATGGATATTTCACGAATCAAAGGTGTGACATTTGAAGCATGATTTTCGATAGATTGAATAAAGTTTTTAGAAAGACCACATTCAATAAGAGAATTAAACCTTTTATAAAAAGTTGCTTTCACTGTATTGCGTTTAACATGATCATATCCCATTGATTTGAGTTCAAAATAAAACCCCCTTGCAGCATCAGAACGACGACGATTCACACGGCCAGACTCTGAAACGGTAACAAGGTTTTTTTCAATAGCTTCTAAAATAGTTTTATCATCTGTTTTCACAATTGTTAGTCCTTCAAATGTCTCAAATATTTTATCAAAACCTAAATGCCATAGGTCTTCTATTAAGTTGCTATTTCTTTTAGAACTGAATTCAATAAATTTAATCATGTTAGTGGGGATTCCACTATCTCGCAATTTACGAGCTTTTATTCTAGCTTCAAATCTTACCATTCCAACGCAATAATCTTTAACAGAATAAAGTGCTGCTAACCTGTCTATCGTACGTTGCTTTTCAATGGTTGGTTTTTGTGGTTTTTGTTTTTTCGTTTCAGGATCAAGTTTATAAACTACAAACCCATTTCTTTTAGTGATTTTTTCTAAATCTTTAATTTCGTTTAAAACTTCTGGTAATTTAAGATAAGCAACACGAACAATATGAGCGCCAGAACTGGAGGCATCACGACCACATGAATTCCAATAAACACTGGTGGCAAAAGATGACCGTGCTTTAATTTGACCGTTCGAAGTTGTAGATAATGCTTTTATACAATGTTCAGCCAAGGACTGATTTTCAAAACGAGAAAAATAGGTGCAATCTATTTGCATTAATTCAGACTGAATAACGTCAATATCATTAAAAAGAGTAGGATAATTTGCGAGAAGAACTGCAACCATTTCAAGAAAGCCAAGTTTAGGATCATCAAAACCAAAAACATTATGACCTTGTAAAATTTTAGCGGGTGAACATTTGAGCATGACATACGGGAAAGGATGTCCACCGTTGCCTTTTGGAAAAATACAGAAAGCGACACCAGAAAAAGAACTGGCTAAAGATTCATAAGAGTGTGTTTCATAAGATTCCGCAATACTGACACCATCATCACTAGAGCGAGACGTGCGAGTTTCTAAGCCATCTTGAAGAATGTATTTGTCGAAACTTGGTAAAACAGCGCTAGAGCGGTCAGGTGCAAAGATGCAAACGTCAGTTTTAAACGGTATCCTTAATTCCAGCTTATCTATCATTATTCCATTATCCGTGAAGATGTTGCCTGAGGGTAACACATGAGAAAAACAAAATACAATATGAAAGCAATAAAATTAATTAAGTTATTAAGAGAAAGTGGCCTATCAGGTCAAGAATTAGCAGATTCATTAGGCACGAGCAGAGCTACAGTCTCAAAAATTGAAAGCGGGAAGTTAAAAGAACTTAGTATGAAAATGCTAGAAAAGGCTGCTCAAAAATTAAACAAAAAACCCGCTGAGTTACTCGCAGAGCTCGAATAAGTCTCCCCCAGTAGACAAGAGTAGAACATTAAGTAAGTTCTACTCAAACTGCCCGACCCACTCAGCGGCTCCGCCGCTTGAGTTGGCTCGATGCACCCAAGAGACCAAAACCATCAATTCTATCCTGATAATAGTGTCTAGTAGATAGGCAGGAGACGGCACAACGAGAGGCCAGAAAGATTAAAAGCGGTTAATCAGTAAATAGGGGGTTTATTTACGCTAATTCGTACCAGCGGCCACAGAACGCTCCAGCATCCCTTGTTTTCTCTCGTTTGACCTACAGAGAACGACTTGATCAAAATCAGGGCCATGTATTCTTACAGCGCACGTAGAAATAGGAATCAATTCATAATCAAGCAACGCTAGTTGCTGCTCGTTAAACTCAGCTTTATAGATGCTTTCAGTTTGAACCGTTATCAAGTATTTAAGATCAGGAAAAACCCCCATATTGAAAGAGATATATACGTTGTCTTGGTCTGATAAAAACGTGAATTTTGGTTTTTTAGATTTTACCACCTCTACAGCCCCCGCCAATGCTGGATTTTCATTCCCTGGCCCAGGAACAACTTGAGATTCTACAGGCTTAATTTCAGGCTTAGATTCTGAGCCTGAAAAATAGGTATCAGTGAAACTAGAACCAGCTTTATACAAGACAATTAGCGGTATCAAAAAACCCATCATTAAGAATTTAAATTTAGTAGATTTTAGAAAATTAAACCTGTCGTCATCTCGCTCTTCATCACCTACAATTTCAGACTTTGTATGCGAAATATAAGCATCATAAACATCAGACTTATACTTATAAAACATTTGATTGATCTTGTTCTTATCAGGTGGATTAGGCCCAGACGCTACCCCCTGATAAATATCCACCCTAAAACGCTTTGCAGCTCCAATAGCGTCTAATTTAGTCGCTCTAAAAGTCTTATCGACAAGCAGACGAGCAAAATTAGCTATTTGCGCTAGATCTTGAGTTACAAAACAAATATTAGTGGATTTTCCCGTATCTTGATTAACAAGGTGTCTATGTTCAGCTAAAAATTCAGCATCTTGTATACGAGCTTTATTAGAAGCTAATCCCGCAGGCCACAACCGCCAAAGCTCATCAATCACTAGGATCGCACCCGCCTCAAACGTATCAGTCCACCAATCCGCATTATCAATAATATCTTGTGTATCAAACTGAGTTACGCAAGAACCGAATGTTTTAAGACAATATTCAGTTTTCATAGGAATATTGGTGAAGACTTTTTGACCATCTTTTAGCGCTGGAATTATGACATTTTGAACAACACCGAAAGATTTACCAGAAGCAGGCAAGCCAGTATAAGCAGAAATAGCCATATTTTATCCTATGAAAGGTAATCTTCTAATAATGAATCGAATTAAATAACCAGCCATTACAATCTGTATTCCATTATAAATTTGAAATATATCAGCCATATACAGAAAATAGGGAGGCATATCATAAGTAGGAATTTTAGCTACAAAATCAGGAACAGGAATGGATTCAAAAATACCAGCGAAAGCCGATAGAACAGAATCAAAAGCAGAAATCAGAACAGTTTTAATCTCATCGGTTAAATATTCAAAACCACAGGAATAGTCATACCAATCGCAAGTTTTATCTTCCATTTTTAAGCCTCTGCTATCACTTTAATACCAACATAAGAAAACACTATTAACATTATTACTGCTAATAAATCCCGTATTTGTTCGAGAAAATCACAATGTATTTCAGAGCGGACCGTAACACCTAAAACGTCCTGTAAATCAATCACAAGAGGAGGACAAGAACCCGCTTGATTAAATACTTCAAAGCTATCGGTTAACATCAAAGAAATTGGAGCATCAGAAATTCGAGCATAAAAATCATTAACAGTTGATTCATACGTTTTTTCAGTAGTCTCATTTGATAGTGTTATTTCAGTTTCACCGCATAAAACGGTATTTCTAAGAGCACCACCGCTACCTTCAACTAATGGATCAACAGGAGCACAATCATCATTATCTGATTCTAAATTATTTATAGCATCTTCGATTTTTTTTAATGATTCAGTGTTTTTATCAGAGGCAGAATTAACCGCATCAGTAGTTTTTTTAATATTATTACTGACCTCATTTAACTTATTTACATTGTTAGTATCAGAGTTTTTTATACTTTGATTAATATTATTTAATTTAGATTCAATAGAAGAAAGATCAATATCAGCTGGATCAGTTGGGTTTGGATCAGTTGGATCAGTTGGGTTTGGATCAGTTGGATCAGTTGGGTTTGGATCAGTTGGATCAGTTGGGTTTGGATCAGTTGGAGGTTCTGGAATATCAAGGCATTGCCCCATATGTAAATATTGGCCGCTAGGACAATCATCAGTTTCACATTGACCAGTTACAGAGTTTTTAGAACTACCAATAGGACAGGAATCATAATCTTCACAAACACCATTAACCAAACTAAAACCAGAAGGGCAGGAAGTCGGAGCTTCACCATCAGTATTACAAATACCATTTATTATTATTCCGCCTGCACATGTAGGATCACCTGTAACATCTAGACAAGAATACTCTTCAGAACCAGCAGGGCCAAACCATCCGCAATTATCATTCTCTTCGAAACAATCCTCAATCGGAAGAGAACCAGGGGAGCTAATAGTTCCACAACCACTGGGAGGCTCTTCATTAGCACATTGATAAATGCCATTAATATAACCACAGTTGTTAGGAATTGATTCACAACCATTACCAGTATTAATTAAACCTATGCCACATTCAGCTTCGTTATTTTCTTTATCGGAACCTATACCGCCATCACCACCGCCATCACCACCGCCATCACCACCGCCATCACCACCGCCATCACCACCGCCATCACCGCCATC